CTCACCCCATAATGAAGTTTTGCCGTTTATTATTTGTATAATATGGACTGTAAACAGTCCTCCTCTAAAAAAATCTACAATAGCAAAAGCGTGTGCCCAATTAATCCTTCTATGGTCAAGCCAATCATTAGCTTCTGCTGCCATATCCTTTAAACATCCGATACTCCACGCAGACTTTGGTCCGTCCATATGTGTAGCAGACATTTGTTGTAAATCGTGCCAATGTCCATACATAACATTGCAACCAAGTTTACGCAAATGGTTACTTGTATGGTATTGACCACCATATTGATGTCCGTGATATAGGTATAATTTACCTAATTTTAAGTGTTTTCCAAAGGGAATATATTTGTAACCTCTACCTTTTAAGTCTACTGCATTTTTAAACTTATATTGAGGTATGTAAGGATACTTCTCAACAGCCATATTTAACCAGTTATCGTGGTTACCTTCTGTGATGTAGCGTTCCTCACAATTCACTTTGTCTAAACTCTCGTCAATTTGGTCCATACCAGCATTAACATCTTTTACGTCTTTTTCAAAATCTTCTATTAAGAACTCAAGAGGTGGTGCTTTTTTACGTTTATATTTCCAAGCACTAAAAGCCGACCATTCACCTACATCACCTAAATCAACATAAGCGTCAGGTTTAACTATTT